TGTCTAATATTTTTTCTTTGCTGTTCTGCTCTCTTTCTTAGAAGAAGAATGTTATTATAAAGTTCATAGTACTTACCATGAAGAATAGGGATATTTAGTGATTCCGTATGAAGATTGTCAATATCAATCTTTGAATCTTTACTCCACATTTCTTGAATAAGATCTAAATCAAAGGTCATAAATCATTACCAACTCTATCAACTATATTATACATCAAATACTTAAAAGATACATCTGCAGTAAAATACTCAGCATCTTGTAGAGTGGCATCAAATGAAAGTGTAGATAATGAATATGGAAACATTCCTCTAAATTTAACTTGGAAATTTGTATTTTGATTACTATTTAATACTAGTAAAGTTCCATCTGAATATAGATTCATATCACTTTTATATTGAGACTCAAAGTCTTCACTTGTAGATTCAAATTTATAAATTTCATTTAGAGATTCTGGAAACCCAATTCCTCTAATCCAATTTTGAATTTCCATATAATTTGATAAATCCTCATCCACTAAAAAAGTGAGAGTAAAATCTTCAAAATACATCTTATCACCAGGAACTGGAACCTCTGAAAGATAAGATGATTGATTTGCAACACCTAAAGATACTGAAGGTATATTTGCAGTATTTGAGAAAAAAGATACCTTTGGCGCTCTACTCAAAGTAAATTTAAATCCTGAAGGAGTTAGAAAATTTCTATTTGAAATTTGTCTAGATCCATATGTTTTGGTGGGTGACATTATTAATTTTTTAACTATTTATGATATGGGCATAAAAAAAGACCCCCCGTGAGGGAGGTCTGTATTCCTGATGTGAAATGGATCACATAAGGTTTTTGATTTGTACTCTTCTGTAGTAACGGTTCTTGTTGACAGTGAGAGCGCCAAGACCTTGATCGGAAGCATCGCCATGTGCAAATGGGTTTGCAACCAGACCATAACGGGTCTTGAATCCAATTTTTGGTTGGAAGGTATTCTCGCCAACTGCACGTACCATCTGGAGGGGTACATATGGGCAGTAGAAGAGACCTGCGTCGTAAGGTGAAGAACCCTTGTAACCAGCAACATAGTACTGCTGTGCAGCAGTGTTTGCTGAATAAGGATCGATGAATACGCGGAACTTGCCCATCAGAGTACCAGCAAATGTGTTGCCAGCATCATCAACGTTCAGGTTAGCATTGAGTGCAGGGGTGTAATCCAGAACACCAGCCATGCTCAGTGCTGAAGCAACGTCAGCGGAGCAAAGGATGATATTGCCCTTCCCTCTACGAGTGCGTTGTGCAATCGCGTTAGCGTCTCTTTCAATTTGGAACAGAAGTCCTTTGAACTTCTCAACGCTCCAGCGTCCGTTAGAATCAACGTCAAGGTCAAATACACCCTGAGTTGCAACGTTTGAAGCAGCGCCTTGTTCAGCAACCTTATAGATGGTTCTGATGACTTCACGGTTGATTTCAGCAAGAATTTCGCTAGACAGAATGTTAGCGAGTTCTGCTTCAGCATTAAGACCGTGAATTGCCTTCAGATCCTGTGCAAGCTCAAGGCTGTACTCTGCTTTCAGAGCGCGTGACTTTGCTTCAACGAGGACTTTCTCAATTGAGAATGCCATTTCGTTGAACTGAGGACCGCCAGAAGATCCGAGGTTCTCAGAATCTCCAGTCTTCATGCCCTGACCAACTGCATATGCAGCCTGATCAGCAGTTGCGGTTGGGTTCAGAAGACCTGGATTTGATCCCAGTGGTCCGCTGGTAGTACCCATACCAACTGAAGAGGCGGTCATGCCAGCGGTAAGAGTGCCGTCAGCACTGTTACCAGAGAATGCGGTATCTGCTTCGTTGAACAGTGCCTCATCGCCAGTTTGATTACTGTAGCGTGAGCGCATTGCAAAGATGAGTCCAGTAGGACCATTCATTGGTTGAACGCCTGCAAGGTCATATGCGACCAGGTTAGGCATTGAGCGTCTGATCAAGGAGATCAGAACGGGGTCGAAACCTGCGGTAGGACCACCAGCAGAGGATCCACCACCAAATCCACCACCAGCACCAGCAGCATTACCTGCGTTGGTTGGGGTTTCTGCCAGGAATCCTTGAGAAGCAAATGATTGCTCTTCTCTTAAAAATTTTTCTTGGTTCTCGAGCAGGACTGCGGTTACAGCTTTTCTGTGCGAATCTTTGATTGAATCAAGACCGTCATAGTTCAGAATAGGTGCCCACTTTTCCTGCAGTGCTTCGGATTGAAACATTGCTTTTTACCTCTAAAAGTTGTTATTGTTTGATTTAATGTTAAATTCAGTTTTTTGCAACTGCCGAAAGTGCTTTCAGATAAGCATTCATTGAATCTGAGTGATACTCAGTTGCAACATCTACTCCTTCGGAAAGAGTTTCAGTTTTTGCTGTTTGAGAAACTGCCTTTGAAGGGAAATAAGATTCCTTCAGAGTTTCCAGTTTTTCACGATATTGTGCCTCACTTTCAAACTCAACACTTTCGGCAAGTGAAGCGAGCTTTTCTTTCTGAGTGGAAGCCAGTCCTTCAGAAACTTCATCAAAGACACCATCAGCAACCGACTCTGCGAGACGGGAGTTAAGGGAAATATTCTTTTCTAATTGCTCGTTGAGTTTTGTCTCCATTTCGTCAAGTTTTTCTACCATGCTATCAAGCACATCATATTTATCTTCAGGAATAGTTACATAATGTTCTTCAAAAAGTCCCTTGAGACCAGTCATAAAGGAATCGTTAATATCTTCCTTCAGACCACCCTCAACGGCAAGTTGGTTTTCGGTCATCCATTCGGATGAAACGTACTCTAGATATGCATCAGTACGCTCTTGAAGTTCTGCTCTAATTTGTGAGACAGACTCAACGAGTTTTTCTTCGTACTGTGTTTCTAAAGTTTCACGAATCTGCGTTACTTTTGTTTTGAGTGCAGACTCAAATATAAGTTTTGCTTTTTCTTTGAACTCTTCGGAGAGTTCTGCTTCTTCTTCAGAAGTTTGAAGAAGTGCATTTACATCTTCTTCAACGTCAAAAGTCTCTTCAGATTCAACTTCTTCCTCTACAGTTTCTTCTGCTTCAGTTACAGTCTCTTCAACTTCTTCTTCTGATACTACCTGATCTTCGAGTTCTTCTTGCTCTTCAATTACTTCACCTTCAACTTCTTCATCTTCTTTGACGCCAGCAGGCATCGCATCAGCTGCTTTCGCACCTTTATTGACAATATCTTTAACTTGCTTCAGAGTTGCAGAAGGATCTTTAAACTTAGCTGAATCATCATCGGTCTTATAGTTTTCTGGAGTTGGACCACCGAGATCTACAACACTAGCTAATTGAGTGCCAGGATCTGCCAAGGTTGGCATGGGATCTGCTGCCTTAGCGTTAGCGTTAACGGCAGTTTTGGATTGCGTAGTGCCTCCTTCCATTTCTTGTAAATTGTTGTCACTAGACATTTGAACTCTCCGATTTACCTGTATTAAATCTATATTTATTTATAATTTGAGAAATTACAACACATTTAGTATTATTAGTGTTAATTATATTGAATTTAAGAAATCATTGAATAATTCAATTTTTTTCTCATCCAATTGTCTTTGATCAGTTAATTGGTTGATCATATTTTTTGTTTTTTCTGCATATTTTTCACGCAGAATTCCACCATCCCACACCCAATCTTTTCCTTCCATAATTCCTGATACAAATGCGTCAGGTGCAGAAGGATCGGCAACGATATCAGCAGCAGTTGCTAGCATGAAGTCTTCACCAACTTCTTTATGCCCTTCTCTAGTTGTAATTAATGATCCAATTCCTCTAGAAGAAACTCCCAAAGTAACACCATCTTTTAGAAGTGATTCTGCAATTTTACCCATTGGTGTGGATAAAATTTGTGCTTTTCCAACAAAATTATTTCCTTCCTTTTGGAGTTCAACAATCATGTGTGAAACTCTATCAAGATTTACGGTAGGTCCATCTGGATGTCCAAGTTCTCCAAGGGCACGTCCTTTTTGGACATATTGCTCATTGTAACGCTTGACTTCTCTCTCCATAACAGGCATACGGTACATTCTACCGTTTCTGTTTACCTGTTCTGCCTGAAGAAAAACACCTTTGATAAAAAGATTTTTTTTACCATTGGATTCTTCCGAGAGAACCTCTACTGCTTCAATTTCTTCTCTGATTAGTTTCATTGGATTTACACACTTACTGGATTGTTGTTTTCATCATGCCTTTGATAAGTTCCAACACCTACTGGGTTATTATTTTCATCATGCCTTTGATAAGAATCAGGAGTTCTTGTTCCTATCCCAGCAGAACTGTTGTAAGTGTAAGCAATATAGTCAACATTAAAATTTTCATAAGTTATTGTTGACCAACCTTCAGTGTTACCAAATTGTGTAATAGTGCTAAATCCTGGTTGAGGAGATTCCACATTATTACTTTCATCGTGGCGAATATAAGGCATTACTTAAGTATCAAATTAATAATTATTTATTATTATGAATCTTCACTTTCTTCAGACCCAATAATTCCTGCAAACATTGAGTTTGCAACTTTTGGTCTAGATGCCTCTAACTTTTCTGCAGATTTTGCATAAAGTATATCTTTAATTTTATCACTGATTTGTGACGGCGACTCGTCAGCAATAATTGTATCTATAAGATCGTCATTCATTTTTTAATAAAAGAAATATCTTTTGCTATTTATATATCCCCACCATCAGGAGATTCAGTTGAAGATCCATCAATTTCTGGTTCGAGAGGAACTTCACCCCCTTGCCCATTGATAGAATCTCCCATTGGTTCTCCAGTTTCTGGATCAATAGGGGCATTTGGATCTGGAATTATTCCATTTTCAATTTCCTGCTGAATCATCATATTCTGCTCAATAATCTCTATGTCAGTCTGGCGGAGAATCTTGCGACGGACATAATCTTGAGAATAATACTTACCAATATATGGTTCTGCAGTTGCTGCAAGATTCAATCGTTCAGTTAAAAGTTCTGCTTCTTTTAGTTCTGAAAAATGGTTATCATATAAGAAATCATATTGAATATGCTCACTCATCTTATCCCAATCTTCTGGGGTGATGATATTCTTGAGAATTAATTGGGTTTTTAAAATATCACTGAACATATTTGAGAATCTCTTTCTCAAACGTCCAACAAATTTAGTAAACTTCAATTCATCTCTCAAGATTTCAGAAGATCTCCCCAAGTTAAACCCACCTTCTCCATCCATTCTTGATGGGGGAACATTAAGCGAACGGAAGAGTTTCTTTTTAAAATACTCAATATCAGTAATTTCTCCGAGGTTTTGTCCACCTGGTAGTGTTGTAATTTCAGTTCCTCTTCCACCTTCTCTCCTAGGTAACCAAAAATCTTCAAGCATACTCATATGCTTTTTGTCATCACGCATTTCACCAGTCTGTGAATCATAAACAAGTTTATTGCGATAGCGAGACATAACATCACGCAAGTATTGTTCTGCCTTTACCTTAGGTAAATTGCCAACATCAATGTAGAAAATTCTACGCTCAGGTGCGCGTGATAATCTGTAAATGACAAGAGAATCTTCAATCATCCTTAGTTGATTGAGAGATTTGATTGCTTTATGTAGATATGAAAGTACAGATCCTTTATTTCTGTCCAATAATCCAGAATTGCAATATGCAATTGAATCTTTTGCAATCTTTACAGATCCTTTTGCTGAATTAGATGCTGCTCCAGAATAAGAAGATTTTGGGGTGTATACAAAGTACTCGTCAATTTCTGGGAAATCGATGTTATCATCTTTTGATGATGGTAATTGAGATAGACCATATTTTTCGTCTTTTCCCTTTCGTTGCTGCCTTACATAACGCATTTTCATTGCGTCAATGTAACGAAGTTCTTGAATCCCCTCTTGAGGATTTTTCATATCAATTACTTTATGATAATAAAGTCTTCCATCAATATACCAATTTCTATAAATTTCGTTAGCTTTTTTATTGAAATCTAAAAGTTCAAGAATATATTTAAATTCTTCTCTAATTTTATTCTTAATACTATCACTTGCATTAAGATTTGATAGTTCAATTTCTACAGGACTATCATAGGTATCTGATACAATTGCTTCATTTAGAATATCTTCAATAGCACTATCAACTTCTGGATGCAGAGCCATTTCTCTGTATCTCTTGAGCAAATCAAATTCAGTTCTATAAACTCCTTCAATATCTACATACGAACCAAAAAATCCACTAGTCAGATAATGATCAACTCCATCCTCATTACTTTGAGGTACTGGAGAGACCACACTATCTGGCTGTGGATCTTTGTCAATAGAAAAACCAAAAAGTTTAGCCATGAATAACGATTAAAGACTTGTTCTTACTCTTCTATTTATCAGAGTAGAGAAGCAGGTCCATCGTTGATTTCAAAGTACTGAACTTGGAATTCTACTGTGAACTCTTCAAGAGTATCTGATGAATCGTATGAAAGATCAATAGCTGAGATATTTGTTGGGAAAATATCATAGAACTTGTATGATCTAAGAACAGTTGCCTGTCCACCACCAGTTGCACTAAATCCAGGACCCTGTGATGTAATATTATTTACAACTTTAGTTCCATTTGCTTGATTACTTCTACCAAGTTGATAGACAACTGCATTCTTCATGTATGAAGATGGATTCGTAGCACCAGTTGCATTATCAAGTTTGCTTAGAAGATTCATCCATGATTCAAAAGCATGTCTGATTTTAAAATCTTCATCGTTGATAACCGTTACAGTCCAGGTATCAAAGGTACGGTCTCCCGCAACTTTTAAAATACGTCCTCTGAAAGGAACGTCAATTGGAGCAACGTTTGATGCGGGTAAAGCTGCTGCTTTACATAGGAATCTGAAGTCAGTTTTTGCTTCAGAATCCCATTGAGCGGCAACTTCTGCGGGAAAGTCGTCTAACGAGACCTCAAATAGATTGGGTCTCGCGCCACCGCCAGCTAATCTCGTCTTGAATGCTGAGATATTCTTTATAGATGGTCTGTTTTTGGACTCAGCCATTGTTTGTAATCCTCCTTATTAGTTATTTAATAAAATATCAAACTCTACCTGCTACTTCTTCAAAACTGACGCCAGTTCTGGTAGCAACGAACGTCAGTGTGACGTAGTTGATAGCTTTAGCTGGCTTCAGGAAGATGTCAGCTCTAAACTCATTATTATCAATAATGTCTGGTGTGTTGTTTGTTTCATCACAAACAACTAAGAATCCATAGAGTCCTCTCTTTGCTTGGACCTCGCGGAGGTAAGGTTCAACAATATTGATGAAGTTTGCTCTTGTAATCTCGTCATTCAGTTCAAAGAGTTGTGCTTGTGCGCTTCTCTCAAGTGCTTGCTCAACAGTTAAGAATAAACGGCGAACGTTGATTCTATCAAAAGCTGAGGCAAATCCAAGAGCAGTCTTATCACCAAATAGCAGAGTACCAACACCTGGTTGGGTGATGATTGAATTAATCCTCTGAGGATAAAGTTGATCTCTTTGAGACTTGTTAGGATTATATGCCAACTTAATGGCATTGTTCAAGATTCCTCTCTGTTGTCCTGCTGGTGAGAACCATGGATAGGAGAAGATTGAAGTTCTAACCATCAGACCAGCAATGTCTCCGTTACATGGAATATAGCGGAACTTGTTATTGAATCTGTCATAAGTGTACTTATACCCAGAATCAAATACTGCATATGAAGATGATGGCATTGAACTAAAGAATTCAATTATATTATCTGTTTGAGTGTCTGAATTGGTAATGTCAACAACATCTGTTCTGTGTGGTGAAATTACTGCCATGCAGTCTTTTCTATCTTCAGCAATAGCAATCAATTCTTGTGCTTTCGCCTGAGACTCAAACTTGTTACCAAGTCCAGGTCCCATGATCAGATAATCTACAGCAACTTCATCTCTATTACCAAATCTCCTGTAAGCATTGGTAAGATCTCCAAGAGATGTTAATAGACCGCCTTCATTATTTTGTCCAGAGTAATCTTTTCCTCCTTTCAGAGTATAGACTACATTACCCATTACACTGAAAGTAGTGTCTTGTGCTGGTTGGTTCCAGAGTTGATCTGAAAGTTCACCTAACTGATAGGAAAGAGTTCCTAATGCAAACTTTCCATTAAATCCAGACCTAGTAACAGTTTCAGTTGCAACAGCGTTGTCGGAAGGATTATCTCCAGCGTAGACATACTCAGAAAATTTTGCAAGATAATCTTTCCACCAGATTTTCTGTGGCGCATTTACTGCAGAAACTGCGTCAGATGCTTTAGAAAGATTGACGTGCTTCTCTACAAGATTACCTTTGACACCAGTTGCCGTTCCAAGATCATCAATGATAGCAATATGTAATCCATCATTTCTAGCATTTCTATCTAATGCCCACTGCGTTGTTGATGGTTTAGGTGCAATTGATTTCCAGAAAATTGTGGTGTTTGACAGTTTAATGGACTGCAGATCGTACCAATCTTCAGCACTTTGAACAAAGGTTGTTGTGATTCCAATTGCCTCAGTACCAATTCCAACCTCAGTCAGGGTAATTTCATTCCCTGCTCTGAAAGATGCGGTTTGGATTTTATCTGCATATGTGATGTGAGTATCAGAAGCACCAACTGAAACGTTTCTTGTGATTACTGCAGTAGCTCCAATAGCAATGTTTGCTGGGGTTGATGCGATGGTAACAAATGTTCCACCAACAGAAACAACAGAAACACTACCTGATGCGGATCCAGTTGTTACTCCAAGACCAGCAACAGTAACAATGTCGTTAGGAACAACGCCAGTTGTTGAATTGAGGTGGATGGTGGTTGTTGCGGTTGTACCAGCAATTCCAATTGCTGTAGTCGTGTTTCTTACACTTTGTACATCTGTGAACGCATCCTTGACTCTTGAAGTGATTTTAACTTCTAACTCAGTATTATCGGATCCAGTGGAAATACCTGTGATAATTCCATTAAGAACGCCATTAAAATCTGTAGAGGTTCCTCTTCCTGCAAGTTTTTGATCTTGTAGTTTGAAGGTTACTGCAGCACCAACATTTACACCAACGTTAGTTGTTCCTACTGTTAAGATTTGGTCTGCTTTGTCGTCAATGAAAGCAATTTTTAGTTCGTTTGCCCAGGATCCTGGGTTCTTAGATGCAAAGACATAATCTGCAATGTCATCTGCATAGTTTGCTTCATAGTCATCAAAGTTTTTGATGAGCAGAGTATCTGTTCCAACTCCACTGCTGACAGCGTTTGCGTTATTAAGGTTTTCGCCAGATGCTCTGACAACCTTTAGTACGCCACCATAGGAAAGATATGATGATGCAGTCATCCAATACTCGTATTGTGCATCAGTTGTTTTTGGTCCCCCAAAAACATCTATCAGTTCACTCTCAGTTGTAATATCTACTGGCTCCTCCACAGGACCTCTTAGGAAGGGACCAGCAATTGCACCAATGTTATCTAGTACATTATCAGCTCTCCCTACTGTTAAATCAACCTCCCTGACTAGTACGCCTGGAGATAATTGAGGAGTCGCCATTTTTTTCTCCGTTAATCTCTATATATCTGAAAATATTTATAAAATGGGGTAATTTCAGACGATGAAACAATGCATGAACACACTACCAATCAGGATATTCCCATTTATCGACCGAGTTGGGGTTTTTTCTTGATTTTATAATTCTTTTTTTTGTACACTCTTTACATTCATATGAATATGATGATAATTGATACTTATTTTTTCTTATTCTATAAAAGTCATTTATTAGATCTTTTGTTTTTTTACAAACTCTACATTCTCTTTCAGTCAAATAAAGATGTTCTGTGCCAAACTGATCATCAATATCCATTACTTATATTCCCACATATGAGACATATCTCCATATTCATCAGTATGCCATCTGTCTCCTTCAGAATCTACAAAAGATGCTTCATCATTAATTCCATCAACAATAAAACCAAAGGGAGACATATCTTGTTCTAATTGATTTTTTTGTTCTTCATATAATCTTTTTCGTATATCTTGATCAGTCAATTCTTTGAAATAATCTTGTGCAACTAACCATGCATATATTACCAAGCACATAGCAAGGTCATCATTACATCCTTGTTCTGCTTCAAATGAATTATTTTTTGATACAAATGTTGTTAATTCTGAAATAATTTCATAGTCATTAAAGAATAATTTATCCTCTTCAATTATTGTTTTTAGATTGAGAGACCCAATTTTTTTCACAGTCTTGGACATCTTGACACCAAGTTGTGTCTTTTTACCAGAAAATCCTTGACCAACAACCTGACCTGCTCTACCTCTCATAGAGCACATAAGGACATTTTGATACTCAAGGTCATATTGGAGAATACTAGCTACCTGGTCTCCAACGTCGTTGACCTCACAGAGTATAAATGCTCCATTATAATTTTTTGCTACTTCATAGATAATACTTGGAAATAGCATTGGTTTGATTTCATTATTTCTATATTTTGCAACTATCCTATGAGGAAATTCTGTTATATCAAAAATAACAAACGCAGAATAATCTTCACTCACACCTCTTGCAACGTCGACAGTAATCACATAATCTTTATTTGGTTTTGAGTTTTCGTAAATATCAAGACCAGCATTTCTTTTTATTGGATTATCATAAACTAAAGTTCTAAGTTTACTTGGAGCAATGAGAGTGTCAACTGACCCCAAAAACTCACATTCAAACTCAACTTTGAATTGTTGATCTGAAGTGTTTGCAATTGTAGTTTTTTTCCACTTATCATCCCTACCAGGAACTTCTGACCAGTGAACATCAGTTGGAATATATTCATTTTTACCTCTCTCCGCATCATGCCACATACGGTAGAAATGATTCATACCATGTGGGGTAGATACAATAATTACCTTGGTGTTTTTACCAGAAGTAATAGTAGGATAAACAGATGCAAAGAAGGAGTCTGCAACATGGTTTGGAACGAAGGCAAATTCGTCGAGGAAGAGAATGTTAAACGACATGCCTCGGACAGCACTTGCAGACGTAGAAGCTGCCAATATCTTACTGCCATTCTCCAACTCCAGTGAACCTTTATTCCACGATATAATGCCTTGCTGCATCCATTTAGGCAAGTTTTCATATGCGGTTTGCAATCTTCCTAGAAGTTCTCTAGCAGTTGCTGCTTTGTTTGCGAGTATGCCAATATTAGCACTATCGTTAAAAACTGCATAATGTAAAAGATATGAAACCACAGTTGTTGACTTTCCAGTCTGCCGTGGCATCTTACAGATATTAAATCTGTTATTATGAAAATTATTAATTAATCTTTCTTGAAAATGATATGGATGAAACTGAGTTAAACCTTCGTCCAAAGAGACAATTTTAATATACTTATTTGCAAAGTATACAGGATCTTCTTGACATTTAACAAATTCAAGGATTTGTTCCTGAGTAAACTCAATAGAAGTATTTGCTTTTTTTAAATTGGGGTTACCAAGATATACATTATCAGACATAATAATTATTCAGTTCAGCACTTCCAGCGGCGACGGGCTTTGCATACAGGTTTATCTGGAGTCTTTGAGCAATCAATGTTATGCATATCTTGCTGACCCTTTGAACGCGCACAGAATGACTTTCTGCGATTAGCATCTTTACTTCCTGGTTTTGGGTCACCAGTTACTGCAGTCTTCAACTTCGATCCTGGATTTTCTCTACGATATGCTTTGACAGCATCAGTACTCATTCCATCAGTTTTATCTGACTTATTCACTTTCTGCCAATCTTCATTAGTTGCTGCTCTTAGCATTTGTTCTCCAGGTTGCATTTCAATTTCTTTTACATAAGTTACTCTTGCACCAGGATAAATCTTTTCAATCTGATTTTGAATTTCTCTTCTATTTGGCATTCTTGGTTGAGGGAAGAAAATCTTTAGAGAATAACTCTTTCCTCTCCATGAAGAAAGAACCATCAATAGTTTTCCTCTAGTTGGTTTGATATTGACAGATTCTTCAATTTCTTCATCCACTGCTTTTACGCAATTATTATCTGGTCCAGTTTTTTCCGCTACTAAAGGGTCTGGTTTAATAAGATCTATAAATTCAACAAATGGATTTCCATCGGCATCTGTAATGGTTACATTTTCTTTTACAGATTTCCATCCACCACCTGCTTTCTTATATTCTTTAGCAGCCCAACCATTAGCATAAGCAGAAGGATATACGTCAAACTTTGATTTTGCTCTTGACTTCATCTTAGACCATAATGATGGATTAGTTGGAACATTCTTTTCATTAAGAACTTCTGCCTCCATCTCAAGTAAAATTTTATCTACTATCTTAATATCTTCTCCGATTATTTTGGGACCTTTAGTTTTTCTTTCTGCTGCTAATCTTTCTCCTTCAGTAGCACCCTTTTGAGAGAGAGTTCTAATTTTAGCGGCACGTTGCTGCTTTCTATGTGCTTTTGGATCAATTGCATCAGGAATTGCACCTTCTGGTACACAGTAAGGATCCTTTTCTTCATTCGCACTCATGTAATCCGCAGCAGTATCAATATAATCAGCAGCTTTTGTAATTTTTGCTTGAACCCAAGACTCTAAATCTCCTTCACCATCGTTAACTTTATCTTGTATTTTTAAAGCAGCTCTAAGCATAGTGTCAAGTTGTCTGCGAACCATTGAATATTCTTCATCTTTCACAGAAACTTTATCCCACGCTTTTCCTCCATAGGAACATATTGAGCGTGTTTCTCTTTTCCCGCAAAGTGGACAAAATCTTTCTTCTTCTTGAGTATGATCTTCGCTAATGTTGTTAGATACCATTTTTGGATTTCCTCCTTTTCCTTTGCGGTCTGCTACAGGGTCTGCTTTACGTTTTCTTTTTACAGCATTGCTAATCTCAGACTTGGACATTTTTGCTGCTTTTTCTTTAGACAAGCACTTTGGCTTTGGTTCTCCAGGTTCTCTTGCACACTTACCAATACGCTCTCCTTTAGTGTTGTAGCGATCCCATCCACCACCACCAACTCCACCTTTATCATTTTTACCAAACCATTTACGAAGATCTTCACTTACAGATCCGCCATCACCATTTGATGACTCACCCTCTTGCCCATTACCATTATTTTGAGCATCATCTTGATTATTGTCATTATCTCTGGACAAGTATCCAGTTCTCAATACATGCCATCCATTGGGAATTTTTTTACATTTTTTGTCAGTTAAGCAATAATATTTTCCTGGAGAACACTTTTTCATTTTTTTAATTTAGATTTAGTTTCTTCACTTTGCCTTCTCTCTACATAATGGACATGCTGAGGGAATCCGTTAGGATTAAAGCAATTAATACTTCTCTTATATTTATCACTCAAATTCTCTTGAAACTCTTTAAACTTTCTCATCTTTCTGAGCGTCTTTTAATAATTTTGATAATTCTGCAGTTGATCCTACAAATAATGCATTTGTAACATTTGTGGGACCCCTTTTAGAACTATTTTCTTCTTCAACATCTTTCAGTTTTTTCTGAAGATCCATCAATTTGTCTGTTGCATCGGCAACATTTTTAATCAACTGTCCAGCAACTTCATAAGCTCTAGGCATTTCACTTTCTTGTGCTAATTCTAAAATTCCGTTGATTGCTTCTTGACCTTTTTCTATCAAAGAGTACAGATTTCCTCGCGTATACTCATAATCTTTTTCAACATCAACTTCTTTACTTTTTTGAATCTTTGCGACCTGTGGTTCAACTTTAGATTCAACTACAGGATTGACAATAGACTCTACAGATTCCTCCGCAATATCAAAGGCATCGTTTAACCCATCAAATTTATTTTCCATATATTATTACCAGTTTGAATCAAATCCAAAATTATCTCCAATCTGAATGTCATCATTATCGGCAGAAGTGATTAGATAAATTTCAGATCCACTAACATGATTTGAGATTGAAGTGCTATAGTATCCTCTATCAACAGTTAATTTGTTTCCAGATACTTTCTTAATGTATATAGTCTCATTTCCAATAACGATACTTTGACCAGAAGAAATTGATGTTGCATCATCTACTTCAATAATACCATCAGAGATGGCAATATTGTCCGATAAGTGCGCTATTATAGTTTTTTCATAAGATTGATGTGCTTTTGGAGTGGCTGAATAATTAATATCTCTATTTGTAGATCCAGCATTTCCAGCAACATATCCAACAGTAACCTTGCTGATAATATCCTTGGATGCTTTCGTATCCACTGGACCAAATAGATATGTTTTGGCATTAAATCTTAAAGTATAAATTAATGACCTTCTTTTAGAAAAATCACCTTCATAATCGTCATTCATAGATATTCCTTCTAGAGTTATTGGAACATCCCTCTTTTCTCCTATGGTATCTACTAAATTGACTGTTAAATTATAAGATGGTTGGAAATATGGAACAATTTGCTCAACTATTTGTAACATATCATCATTAGTCTTAGTCATAATACTAAGTTCAAATGACATAGTATATGGAACTGGCATATATGTTCTAGATACAGTTCCAGATGTTGTCTTTGATATAAATGATTGGGTTGTTGTTAATTTTCTACTAACATCATAATTTAATCCAACAAATTCAAATGACATTCTTGGTAATGTGATTTGAAAGGGATTATTTAAATCTTCTGGAGATTCTTGAAGTCTTGCAAGAAACTTTTCTTTCGGACCATATGAAATGGGAACCTGAATTGACTGAATCAGCTGACCAGAATTATCATATCTTCCAACTTCAAGATCGTTAAACATATTACCAAACATGATAA